TTGAATAGCTTTTGACGGAAGACTTGTTATAAAGCTGATTGCCGCATTAAAACCATCAACAATGGCAGTCTTGATATTCCCAACAGCTCCTTTAATTCCGCTCACAATGTTATTAAATGTGGAGCTGACCGAAGTAGCTATATTTGAAAAAATGCTACTAAAAAAACTGTATATAGACTGCAGTACGGATACTATCGTGTTGTAAGCTGAATTGATTGCATTTGAAATAGTGCTTGTTATCGTATTCCATATTCCAGTCAAAAACGAAACTATTCCATTCCATATTCCAGAGAAAAATGCACTTATTGCACCCCAAATTGCGTTCCAAAGTGCCTGCAGAGCACCTAATCCAATAGTCAGAACTGTTGATATTGTGTTCCATGCCTGCTGTAAGAAAGCTACAATCATATTCCATATTCCAGAGAATATCTGTTTGATAGCCTCCCACGCTCCAGACCAGTTTCCTGTGAATACAGAACTTATAAAATTCGCAAGTCCTTTTATTACTTCAAGGAATCCATTTATAAATTGTCCGCAGTTGTCCCACAGTCCTTTAAACCATGCAAGTATCGTAGAACCCCACGCATTCCAAAATGTCTGGATCCATCCAAATACAGTTTCTATTACAGTCGCAATAGCATTGAATACAGCACTTCCAGCTTCATATAAAGCATCCCAAACCGCTGACAAAGCATCAAGAATAGCTTGCCATACTGACAATAGTTTATCCTTTGTGCTTGTTGTAGAACCATCAATACTATCTTCTGTTCCACCAAATATCGTTGCAGCTAACTGTGATATGAATGTCCACACTCCACTCAGAAAAGTTTTTATGATTCCCCAGGCTCTCATAAAGTTCTCTTTTATACTTTCTCCGTGCCTCTCAAAGAATCCTTTAACAGTGTCAACCCACATTCCGGCAGCTTGTTTGAGAAAATCCCATACATTAAGCAGGAACTCTTTCACTTTCTGCCAAGCTTTAAAAATGGCTTCCCGGGCATTATCTGCACCAATGCCTGCCTTATCGAAAATCGTGCCGATAACTGAATCATTCCCCATAAGGAAATTGATGAAATCCTCAACAATCAACGCTAGTAAAACAACCGCTGCCACTATTGCCAAAGTCTTTAGGTTTGCCAAGCTGAATAAGCCTTTCATCTTTGTAAGTAATGTAATAAATGCTTTTGCTCCAGATATGATTTTGCTCCAATTCATTACAATAAAAAAAGCTCCGGCAATAATAGCCAAGAGCTTCAGAGCGTTATCAACTCCACCAAGTTTATCTATAACATTTTTCACCATTCCCATACCTTTTTTAGCCCCTATCTGCAAGGTCTGCATCATTCGATCAATAGCTGGCTTCAATCTTTTTACTAAAGCATGCATACCATTGAATGCTTTGGTTAGGATTCCTGTCTCTGATGTCAGTTTTTTCATCCCCACAGTTGCCTTGGATACTAGGGAATTTAGCAGTTTTAATACCATTACTGCCGGCTTTAAGAACGCATTTCCAGCAGCCGCTTTCAAATCCTGCACATTCTGTTTCAAATTACCAAGCTGATTGGTCCAGGTATCAGATTCTCTGGCCGCCTGTCCTATTGCACCAGAGGCTTTATTCGCATCCTCAACCATCTGCAGTAATGTCAGCTGTTTTTCCGCTTCCGACAAGTCTTTAAACGACTTTCCGTACAACGCATTTGCGGCTGTATTTCTCGTTGTCTCAGTACATGAAAGACCAAGAGCAGCGTCATTTTCAAAATTACCTTTCAAGAAAGACTGGAGGGAATTAGTTACATCCTCTATACTTCTATCGTAGAATGCGGCAGAATCCGCAACGGCTTTCATGGATCTGTCAGCAATATCTAATGCGTCCGCCTGCTCCATTCCTGTTGTCTTTGCAAATGCGGCTATCTGGGTAAAACTGCCCTTCATTCTATTTACGGTTACTCCAGTTTCATCAGCAATCTTATCAAGCTTGTCTGAAGCATCCTGCTCTAAATCTCCAAATACCTGCGAAAACTGTGATTTTAATGCCTCTGCATCTGCCGCTGCTTCCGCTAAGTTTGCAATGCCGGCAATTGAAAAACCTATTCCAATAGCGCCTAAGAGCTTTGAAGCCATATTTTTTACACCTTTGATGGCATTCTCTGCAGCACCGACACTTTTCTGATCAACTTCAATACCAAATGCAACCGCAATATCTCTTATCGTCAATGCTATTCCCTCCTTTCTCTCATTTCCTCAGCCTTTCCATTCTGAATATCCATGTCCATACGATATAAAGCATATAGCTTCAATGCCTCGTCCAAGGTGTAATATTCCTTCAGCTCGAACATTGAAGCTAATTTAGCTTTAATCAATATGTACATTCTCAACTCCAGCTCGGAAAATTGTGAGGTGTCAAGTTTTCCGTATTTTACAATATCTTCCTCATCTTCTTCGCTATAGCCTCGCCTGCTTTCCCAGATGGGCCGGCGAGTCTCTTGAAAAAACCATTGAAGTTCAAACGGATAACATAAAAAGCGAGTATGAACATGTCCTGTACATCCCCGCAAAAAATCTCATTTACGATATCCATATCAAGTATTTCCTGTGAATACTCTCCTGTTTCCACATCGTCCTCATCCATTACAGGAAGTTCAACGACCACATTCTTGTGAGCAATGAGCAATTTTTTCATCATCGATTCAACTTTGCTACCGGAAAATCCTTCCATACTCTTTGAAATGGAAGCAGCCGCATCATTTACATCAATGTCCATCAAATCTCCATCTTCATCATCGCCTTCATTGTCGCTATCGCCTACAAGTGGCATAAGTGCCGCAAGGACCGGGGTAAGCAACGAAGCTAAATCTCCCGTAAGGTTTGCGGCAACCATAGCAGGAAAGGGTCTGATATAAAAATTCAAACCTCCAATCGTTTCCTTCTTTGGTTCAAGCTGCTTTAATCGTGCCATATCCTACCTCCTAACTTTCTACACCATCAGCTACCACAATCTCCCACTCACGGTTGTTCTGAGCCTTTCCGTAAGTTTTGCTTGCGAGTTTAGTAATCCAACCAGTAGAAGCACTGAATTTTTCATTTCCAACGAGATCTTTTACTGTAACAGGGAAAAATCCTTTTCCGTTTTTCTTCATCTTCTCATACATCTTCTTGCAATATGCGTTAGTCTTAGAGTTCTGAAGAACAGATACCTTTACTGTGTAAATAGAAGATGGATCTACGCTTACGCATACCTCTCCATCCGCTCCTGCTACATAACTATTACCGTCGCCGGCAGGCTCAATAACAATAAAGCTGTCATCAGCAAAACCGCTTGCAATATGATTTCCAAGTGCAAGCGTTACCTTTTTCGGATTATAAGTTGTTACTCTTGGCATTAACCTTCACCTCCTTCTATGCGTACACAAGATTTCCATTGATATTTACAACCTGGATTGCTCCGGCTAATTTAGCTGTAAATTTGCAGCCTGTTAACTGTCGGGATGCCTTTTCTGCATCACTCATACTTGCAGACGAAGGTACGATAATTGTATATCCTGGAATCTCGTTATCATCATCGTCATACTCAGTCGGAGCAACGCCCCCTACTTTCTGCCCCACTTTTAACGATTCTTCCATCTTGCCTTCAATCGCAGTAATACCTTCATCAGTAAAAGGCACTTTCGTGTTCAACACAAGAAGATTAAATACTCTTTCCTGCATGTCATTCTTTAGCCAATCTCTGAATCGAATTGTATCAATCCATTCGTTTCCAAGCACCTTGCCACCCATCGAGCTTGTGACGTTCTTTTTAGCATAAGTTGTAAAATATGTGACATAATTTCCATCACAGTATTTTTTCATATCAGTCGATAACTTGCACGGATATACCGCAGCCAGTTGTTTTAATCCCCATGTTTCACTTCCTGGATCATATCCAAAGCACTTAGCCATCATTGCCAACGAAATATAATAATTTTCGTCCGGTGTTTCCTCAACATCAGGAACACCACCTCCATAGACAGCAAAGCTGCGGAAATAATTCGTTGTGCTAACTGGCAAAGTCTGCTCAACAAATGTAAATCCAAAGATCTTCTTATTGGCTTCTGTCCATTTGATTGTTTCTTCAATATCCGCTTTATTAAGAAATGCTTTTGATAAAGCAATTCCATACCATCCGCCAGCTTCTTTCGCCCTGTCAAGAGTAACGCTAATTTTCTCATATGTAACAGGATCGCTTTCATCACTCACAACCTGTCTCGCAATAACATAAACAAGACTTGGCTTTGGTGATTGTGAAAATGCCACATTCGCCATAATGTATGCCTGTGATTCTGTTGAAAAGCCATAGTCCGCAAGTTCTCCTGTCTGCGCTACACTAATGACTTTTGTTCCGATATTGTCAGTTGTTTTCTTTCCAACAACAGGTCCTTCAACAACAAGTAATACATTGTTGAAACTTTCGTCACTTGAACCCGGAGTAGAAATCTCAATGTCTACATTAACAATATCATCAAGATTATTTCTAATCGCCATTGTCTGTTTCCTCCTGTATTCTTATTTCTTCTATTGCATAGGTTTCTGCCTCTGCAAATTCTTTCATTCCTCCACCGCTTGAATTCGGAACTGTTTGAATTCCAGATACTCCATACTTTCCATCAGCCAATCCGACAAATGTTACCGTGAATTCGCACATGGAACGATAATTGAATTTCGTATCTCCGATCAGTTCTGATAAATCTCTTATGGGTGGATTCATAACAATAGTTACATTCTTTTCAGCCAGTTCTTCTGTAATTCCATCCGAATCGAGAAATCTGATAAATTCTTCCAAATCTTCTACTGCTGTATTCTCAAAGTAGCTTCCATTTCCAGCTTTTACCTCTTTCCCAACAGTATATAAATTGATTTCAAAGGTGAAATCATAATTGTAATATCTATGTTCTCTTTCATCGTCTGACAAAGGAAAAGCTGACCTATTCAAATTACTATACCCAAGCGTTATATATGGCGGTTTAGGTGTTACACCTTTGGTTTTCGTCCACACCACCATCGCTCCTGGATGATACCGCTTAACAAGTTCGTAAATGAACTTCTTAACCTCTGAAAATGTCATTCTGTTTCCTCCATTTCAGAATTGCTTGGCTCTTTGTTCTCGCTGACTGGTATCAGCTTAAATGTTGATGTCCAATGCTTCAAAATTGTATTCCTGCTTAGGCGAGAAGACATGCATTCAAACCATCTTCCATCATACAGAAGCTGGTCTGACCTAACGCATTCTTCCTGTTTTGATGTTCTAACAGGGAAATCTCCAAAAGTTTTCAACATTTCCTCATCCCTGCTTCCACCAGCCTCTATAACTTCATCATCAGATAAAGTCTGCACATCAAGAATAACTTGGATGTCTTCATATCCGGCTGTAGGATAGCCATCTATAATCTTGTCTTCCCCATACCTTCTCAATGTGTATGAACTACCAAAGAATGGCATTAGTCAGAACCTCCTTTCTCCTGTATTACATAGTTAATCGACTGTCTCATACGGCCTGTATCAATCAATGGTTTATCAGAACCTTTTCGTTTTATGGTTTCCGGTGAGTTCGGAACGAAATCACCATTTACGATTTCTTTCTGAATCAAACCTTTCTGAAACACGCCAATTTTCTTTAGTACATCTTCAGCAGAGCCACCTTTTACCAGCTGT